ACGATGAGCAGGTCACCCGTCGTTGGCGTCGTGTCAAAGGCGACAGTGTGCGCCGTGGCGTTTGCGGCAGTCTGTGAGTTATTCCGCCCCGCTACAGTGGGAAATCCCATACGTTAGGCGAGTGTAAAGTTAATGTCACCAGTCGCACGGCCGGACGGCGTTATGCCTACGATGTGCGTCGGATCGTACCGCGAGAACTCGGTGATGACCCAACCCTGCGCGAGCAGTTGGGCCATCGCCTCCGACCAGGTATCAACGAGCAGCGTCAACGTGGAATTACGCGAGCACGAAGTCGATGTCACCGATGGCGAACGTCAGCGTGTCACCGTCATTCACGACACGGGAAGCTGCCAGCGCCTTGATAGTGCTTAACTGGTTGCCAGCGGTCGCTGCATCCGCGATAGAGGCATGGGTCACGGTGCCGTAGTTCGCGCCCGATGCCGTGAACGACACCGCACCCGTATTGGCTACCGCGCCGTCCGAGTGCGCGCCGAATGTGATCGCTTGGCCGGTGTAGCCGCCGCCGGAAACCTCGGTTCCGGTGCCAGCCTCCGCATTGGTGACAGCAGTCCACAGTCGGAGATACACGGTCGCCGGTGCCGTGAACGCCACGTTCCGGAGCAAGTGCTCCACCAACTTGCCTTCGGCGTAATTGCTCAGATCAGACATGGCCAATCCTCGTTAGGGGGCAACATGGGAATACGTTAGGTAAGACTCAGGATCAGTTCCGCCACGCGCTCGGCGTACACTTGCAGTTCATCGCGCCCGTAGTCGCGCTTGAGCACAGCGCGCACTAGATAGCTCTCGCCGTCGCAGAGGATCGCATCATCGACCGCGACCGGCACTTCGGCGGCGAACCCGAAGACGGCATCGACGCGGTGGTCGGGTTGCATCCCCGTGGTGACTTCGCGGCCCGTCACGTTCAGGCGCGCGCACCACCACATATCGTCGGAAGCGCCTGACGACTTCACGAGATACGTGGAATCGACCGACCCTGCGGACCCCGCGTCGTGGTATTCCAGCACCAGGGCGCGGAAGCGACGGAGGGAAACGCTCACGGTCGCCTCGCCACAATAGCACAGAACGTCTGCTTGTACTTCGAGGCGTATTCACGGCAGTTGCTCAGGATCTGCCAATCGGCAAACTGCGCCGTGATCCATTGCGCGGACACCGAATGTGGGTGATGCGACTCGATCGGCGTGTCCACCCAGTCGAACCAGCGCACCACGTTGGCGTGCGCCTTCGCCGTCGCGATCACCGCCGCCGGGTCGATGACGTGCTGCAGGACGTTGTAGCCCCATGCCTCGTCGTGCTGCCCGCCGGTGAACTCCTCGGCCGCGCATTGCACGCGGATCATGTTCAGGTGATTGGGAATCCCAGTCTCCACGTGCGGCAGAGGATCGAGGACCGTGTACGCTTTCAGTGGCAGGTCGAACAGCACACCCAACGGCATGGGGCCGCCGCCGACGTCGAGCACCGTCCGCCCCTTCGCCATTGTCTCGTTGATGCCTAACCATTCCGCGTACATCGTGTCGAGCTTCTGGCACAGCGCTGCGCGATTTGCCGATTGCCAGAAATGCAGCTCGCCCGCCTGGGCTTCCGCCCATCGGTCGTCGCTGATGGCGGACGGCATCACCGTTCGAGCACCCATGTTTCGTCTTGCGTCCCGACAAAGGAGCGAATCTCCGTCACACGGAATCCCGCCGCCGTGATGCGCTCGCGGACGGCACCCTGTTCGTAGGTGTGGCAGGGCACGCCTTTCCACGTGTCGCTGATCGGCTGGGCGCTTGGCGGTCGGTACCAGGTGAGCACAATGGCCAGACGAGCGGCGCCAAGCAGTTGGCCTAACGCAGGCTCTAACGCCGGCTGATGCTCCATCACGTGTCGCACGTACACGACGTCGGCCGTCTGTGGCCGCAGGTCCGCGATGGTCGCATTGAGCCACGCAGATTCCGGGAACCGCTCGCAGAGCGCCGCATGGAGCGTCGTCGCTCCTTCGACGCCGACATAGGTTAGGCCGTGCGCCACGACGTGCCGCCGAAAGTGCCGCTCGTAATCGAGCCCCTGACCGGGGCCGATCTCCCAGAGCGTGCCACCGGACGCGGCTGCGATTGCTTTCCCGGCCGCCCACACACGCGACGGGTTCTCCCAGTCGTGCTGAAGAAACAGCGACGGGTCTACCGCGTTCCAGTAGCGGAAGTCGGGAGCCAGCACGCCGGCCGTCATGGGACGCGGATCACTTTCCAGGGGGAAAGCAATGCGCACACGCGGGCAGGTAGACCCCACTCGCCGCGCGATTGCGAGACACCGCCGCCGGTCGTTTCTGAGGAGGCAGACGGGCTACGGAAGTGGTAGAGATCGGAGGCCGCGTCGAGGATCGCCTGCTTGATGGCTGGTTCAATTCTCGTCGCATACTCCGGGTCCGCCGCGAGCCCGCAATGCACCGTGACCGTGTATGGTGGATTCGTGAAGGTGATTCCGGGTCGCGCGCGGATAAATGATTCCCAGACCATCCCGATGCGGTAATCGACATCGGGATCAAGGACCGTGCCATCGGTGTCCTCGACGACCGGATCAGTCGATTGCGAGGAATCCGCATCGAACTCAATCGGCAAGTACTGCGGCGGAATCACGAGATGCCTGACGACACCGTATACACGGGACGTCTCCGCTTCGTCGATGAACGTGCGCTCCGTGACACCGATGTCGCGCCCTAACTCACCGCGCACCGCCGCCTCGCCCGACGCCAAGAGGGCAGCGAGCAACGTGTCCTCGACACTCGATTCGATCCGAAGTACACGCTTGAGGTCCGCGACAGTCGGTAATGCCATCAGGCCGCCCTCGCCAGCGGATCGGTGAACACGTCATCGCGCTTGAGCCACTTCGCCAGCAACGACTCGTACCGCGCCGCCACGGCCGGGTAGTCGTGCCACTCGCGCACGTACGCGTGAACCCGCGCCGCTTCCGCGTCGTAGTACGCCCTATCCAGCATCAGCCGCTCGATCACGAGGGCCAGCGTACGCTCGTCGTTGGCGTAGGTATACGGCACGTATCCCACGTGCTCGCGGTAGAGCGCGGCGACATCAGGATCGCCCGCAATCACTGGCATCTGCATCGCGCCGCCCTCCAGGCCGCTCGTCTGGATGCCTAACCAGAACGAATCAAACGTGGCGTCACACGTGCGCTTTCGCTCCAGCGCCTCGGCCTGCGGGAGTTTCTCCATCAGGACCGGGATGACCTGAAGTCCGGCCTGTTGCAGACGGTCGCAAACCTTCAGGAAGACATCCGTGCCCTTATTGCTTCGTTTCGTTGGACAATGCGCGATTCGGAACGCGGTCGAGGGGCAGGACGTCGGTTTCTCCGTCGGCAAGGCCAAATACCGCTCGACCGGCACGGTAATCGGGAGCCATTCGATGGCCACCGGCTCGCCGATCTCCTGCGACAAGCGCTCCGCTTCCTCGTAGAACGTGAGTCGCGCGCCAACGAGTTTGGCTCCTCTGATCCGATCGTTGACCGCCTCGATATGCGTCCACCAGCCTAACCGTTCGGCATCTTCCTTGCGCACCGAACCGTGGTAATGGCGCACCAAGATTTGACCAGGGCCACGCGAGAGCCCCAGATTATTCATCAATATGTAATCGACGTGACAGTGAATCACGTCCGCCTCGAGCAGCGCCTGCCGGGTAATCGCCGCATCCTTCTCGCCGTCGTATTGGCGCAATGAGCTGAACGGGTTCGAGTCGCCCCAGCGCACGAACGCGGACGCGTGTTTTGTGTGTGCGAGTGCCGAATGGAAGCGATACGCCGCCGAGCCCGGATCGTAGCCGCATCCCTGAATAATCTTCAGCGCGCCCGGCGGCTCCTCAGTGTATGCTGGGTTCTCCTTGTCCTCCCCCCACGGCGAGAGCACGCGACCCTTCGCGCTGTACCAGTCGACCAGCTTGCTCCCGATGCGATAGACCACACCGCGGCGCTCGGCCGCGATCGCCGCCTGTTCGTCCATCCAGTAATGCTGACCAGGCAAATACCGCACCCGATGATCAGGTCCCTTGTTCGGCGGCCCATGTTTATGGGGCACGATGGCCGCGACGAGCACCGTACCCGGAGGTTGCCCCCCAGGCACGGTCACGCCTTGACGGTGAACGGCGTCACGCATCGTGAGTTCATCCACCGTGCTAATCGTCATCAGACGTACACGTCATCCAGCACCACGAACGGCGAGTGCTCATCGACGTTGGCCGACGCGACCGACCGATACGCATACGGCGCGGTCGGAATCGGGATGCCACCACCACGGGCGAAGAACCGCCACGTGGTTACGTCCGTGTTGAACGCGTAGTGGATGGACGACTCCACCGTGAGCTGCTTCCGCAGCGCCGCCGCGTAGTGGTCGGGATTGACGAGACCGATGTCGCCCTCGCTCCCTAACGCGTTGAGGAAGTCCGACACGACGATCGGGTACCCAAGCAGCGTCTGTTTCATGGGGTCCTGGACCATGTTCACGGCGTAGGTCACGCCCGAGCCGGTCGAGAGCTCCATGTTGAAGAGTTCCGCCACCGCACGACGCGAGATGATCCAGAACGAGTTCGGGCCATGCGTATGCTGAACATACATGTTGAACAGGTCCGCCGCCTTGATCCGGTTCTGCGTCGCCCTGGTGACCTTGAGCAGCGCCGTGTTCGCGGATGTGTGCAACGCACCGGTCGGCTGAGATGAGCCCGTGCCGCTGATCGTGATGTCGAAGTTGATCTGGTTCAGGATTTCCTGACCCACCACGCGAACGACCGTGGCGTCGATCTCCCCCGTCATGTCGTCGTCCAGCATCTCATCCGAGAACTGCGACAGCGCAGCGTACTTGTACGCCGTCAGTGTGCGCTGGCCGAAGGTGGGTTCCTTCACCGGCTTGGCCGACGCTTCGCCCACGATGCTGATCGCCGCGATGCCAGAGAGCGGCCGAGTCAGGTCCTCTTCGTCCTGGATGAGGTACGGGATGCGGAGCGTACGCCCGCGCATCGAGTACATGCGGGCGCGTTGCAAGAGACCCGGAATGGTGTTGTCGATCGAGAAGATCGACTCCTGTTGCTGCAACGGGAGCAGGAACTCGCCGCCGCTGGCATCGCTGCCCGTGCCGACGATGGTACGGGTCAACTCGCCCGCTTCCCGCATGACCGCTTCCTGCTTGCTGCCCTGGACACGGCGCGGATCGCGCGCCGCACGGAGATAGCCAGCAGTCCCGCCGAATGCGGCGCGCACCCTTCCGTGCAACGCGTCAATCCGCTCCTTCACATTCGGGGGCGTGACATCGGACTCGTTCAGGTTCGCGACCCGGACGAGATCACCCTCACCGCCTTGGCGCTCGATTTCCGCGTCAGGCGTATGGCCGGCGAGGAACTGCGCGCGCGCCGTGAGCGTGTCGAACTCCTTTTTCTTCGCGTCGAACTCTTCGGCCGTGAGGCCCTTCGTCGTATCCTCGATCTCGGCCATGACGGCGCGCGCCTTCGCCCGCAGCTCATTCGCTGCGCGGTTCTTGCTGATGTTCTGTTCCATGTGTCAGTCGTAAAGCCTCTGGAACGCGACCCGACACCACGCCAAGCGGGCGTCCGTGGTCACGAGGTCAGTCCGCACGACTTCGGGCGTCGTGGGCTGGCTATCTCCCGAGGCGGCGTCGCCGGGCAGCGCAGCGGGGGCACCGCTGGCTATGGGGCTATCCGTGGTCGTTGGAGCGTCGCCGGAAAGGTCCCCGCGCACGGCAGTCACGCGCGTGCCAGGGACCGAAGACATACTGGTAATGGAAATCTCGCCTAACGGGACTTCGCGGATGCGCTTGCAGTCCTGTCCGTCAATGACGGCGCGGGTCGTCTCTGGCATGAACATCATGCCGATCGAGACCCCAGTCTCTGAGCCGGTGGCCGCGATCGCGCGCAGGTATTCATGCGCCGCGCGGCCGGCTTCCGTGTCGAAGATGTCGGCCTGGAACACCGCGCCAACGGACCCGCCGTCAAACTGCTTGTCGCGGACCGCCCGCACCACGCCGATGTGCAGGTGTGTGTCGTACATGCCACCGTTCACGGGCATGTCGCCGTGATCGAGGAACAGGCGCACCTTGCCCGCCTTCACGCGCTCGCGCACCGTGCGATCGAGGCAGCCCTTGGCGAACGTGGTGCCGTAGGTGTCGATCACGTCGTAGACGAGCGCGATGCCTTCTACCTGTCCAATCACACCCGCAGGCAGCGTATCCGTTGCGGCCCTCGATACCATCTGCAGCGTGGTGGCCCGCTGGATGCGCGGACGATCAGTAGCGGTAGCAGTCATCCTGTGGCCCCTGCTTCAAGGTCAGAAAAGAGTGCGGTGCAGCGACAGTTAATTACTTCGCTCGCTGGGCCTAACGGGTCGTGGGGATACCGCAGGCCATTCGCGAACGCGGCGCCGATGTCCACGCGCTGGCCGTTGAGCGTGGCGTGACTATCGCGAACCCGCCCATCACCCTGCGTCAGCCATTCTTTTGAGCGCATCACGCGCGACTGCACCGCCGCCTCGAACGCGCCGGCATTCAACGCGCCAACCGTTTCCGTGCGTGCAATCGTCATGGCGCGAGCGCTGGCGATCTCGCCGAACGTGCCTTGCTCAATGCGCTCGGCAATCGCCTGAACTCCCAGCCCGTCCGTGCGGCCCGTCAGGATCGCCTCGCGGATGTGCTGCTTCGTGGTGTCGGTCACGGCGGTCACGAGGTCTGCCGCGCGCTGTCGGATAACCGCCTGCGTGCGCGGGTTCGGGAGCGTGAAACTGACGCCAATGCGACCCGCGACGTCCGATGCGCCTAACGTGACCGTCTCGCCGATCAGCTTCGTGTACCGCTCCAGCCACGCCTTGTGATACGCAGCCCCTGGGGCATAGTCGGCTTCGATGCGCGCGAGAGCGGCGGCCACGAAGGGATCGGACGCGAGTTCGGCAGCAACCCCTAACGTGAACAGGACGCGCGTGACTGCCTCGGCTTCAGCATGAAAGAGCAGCAACGCCGTGCGCTCATACGGGCCTTCCTGCTTGCGCGCCAGCTCGTCAAAGGATTTCCAGAGGGCGGCAGATTCCTCGGGACCCATCGCGCGCGTGAGGAAAGCGCGCCCCCCAAAACTGCCCACGGGTGCCGGGTTCTTCGTCGCCTCCAGCGTTGCGTCCGCCATCGCCTGCGCATTGTCTGCTGCGGACCCCACCGTCATCCCGCCCGGCAACGTGTGATCTGCCGGCATCTTGGCATCGAGCCCGATCGCTTCGCGGCCCTCTTCCACTGTCCGCAGTTTCGCCGCGACTTCCGACACCACTCGCGTCGACGTTTGCGTCACGTCCTCGGTAATCGCCGCGATGTACTCCTCGCTGAATCGGCAATACACCTCGCCGTACTCCGGCGTGAGGACGCGGTTGATCTCATCCTCCAGGCAGCGCATGACCGGGTAGACCGCCTGCTGAATCAGCCGATGCCGCGCCTCACGGAACTGCTCGCCGGATAACCCGCCATCTGAGGTGCCTGACGAGACGCCCACGATGCGGCGATCGACGTTGAACGCGGTGCAGATGTCCTCGCGCGTGACGGCCCGCAGATCGGGGAACTCGAGCTGATTCAAGTCGAACCCCATCGCCTTCAAGTCCTTGACGCCGGCCATGAACGACCAGCCACCGCGACCGCCTCGCTCGACCCATCGCTCCTGCGCGCGCTGGCGACCCGCTTCCAGCTCGTCGGGCGTGGGCGAGCCATCGACCATGACCACGATGCCAGGGAGCCCGTGGTTGCTCACGATCTGGCGCACGTATTCGCTCGCCTCGGTGTCGGCCATGATCGCGCGCAACGCAGCAGCGCCACGAGGATACCCGAAGATGCCGTCTGTTGAGTCCAGGTCACGAAAGTGTATGACGTTCTCAGCCGGCGTGCCCGCATGGACGGTGCCTTGCAAGTCGCGCCAGTCGTAGGTCCGGATCGCGTCGGTGTGGGGGTCCAGCCACACGTATTGCACCGCGGAGGGCGGTACGAGCCGAATTGAGCGCGGGAGTCCACGCTTCCCGTTGCGCTCCAGGACCCAGAAGGCGTTGCCGTAGGTCAGGAAATGCGTCGCCGTTCTGGCCTTCAACCGAAACTCAGACTGGCCCCCATTCTCGCCATTAAACAGGCCTAACGCTTCATGGTTAGGCAGCACGATAGCCTCGCCGTTCCCGTCCTTGCGGTAGACCTCCAGCGGCACCGCGGCGACGAGATCGGCGATCGTGCGGATGCAGGCATGAACCACGGGATGCCGCTCCCAGCCCCTGAGCCGAACTTCCTCGCCCGTGCCTTGGAAATCAGAG